GTAGTAGCGTTGCTACGGTTGGTAGCACGGCAGGGATTTCGACGGGGCAGGTCGTCACCGGAAACGGTATTCCAAACGGCACGACGGTTGCTTCTATCGGAGCAGGCTCGGTCACTTTCAGCGCAACGGCTTCATTGACCGCTCAGGTTGCCCTGACCTTCACGAAAACCCTCAGCGCAAGCCACCCGGACATGACCCCGGTGATCCTGAGCACCCTTCCGGCAAATGTGGGCTACCACAAGGTCGAGGTTCCATCGTTCTACCTTTGGAAATCCGATGGCAGCGATGCTGGTTTCCACCTGACCAACCCTTCGACCAACTACACCTCGATCAACACCACACCGCTTCCCTGCGCTATTCCAGTGAACTCTACGCTGTATCTGCGCTATGGGGCGTATGTGGACTCGTTCTACACCGCAACCGGAGCGGCGGCAGGGGCTACAGGGTTCGCTATTCAGGCTTCGTCGGGTTCTACGGCGGGCTATACCCCTTCTTCAAACTTCCCCACCTCTATCGGTAGCAGCGGCTCCCTGACGACCGTAGGGGCTGTGGTGACCGTTGGGCTGACCTCCGACTTGGAGCCGGAGCAGGAAATCTTCCTCACCGACGGCACGAACATTGTCCCGATCACCGTTTCCGCCTACACGCCGAGCATTTCAACAAGTATCCCAACGCTCCAATACTCCACGCTTGTAGATATTGCCGCTGGGTCAACCTTCATCGCCCCTCCGAGCATCGTCATCGACAGTGGTGCGGATTTGGAGGTCGCTTATCCGCTTACTGTGCCCGCTGCGGCTGGAAGCAACTGGACGGTGCAACTCGCCGCCGGACTGACCTACAACCACAATGTCGGTGCTCCGGTTTCCTACTACGCATGGCCTTCAAACATCCAAACCGGCATGGTGACCTATCGCCCCGACTACGGCGAGTTTGTGATGTGGGACGGCGAGCGTTGGCGGCAGGCTCGTGTGAACTATGTCCAAACCATGCTTTCGATCCTCGGAGCGGTCGGCGGGCGTGACCAGACCAACATTTCACTCTACGACGCTGCTACAGGCGTTGCCTCTACGCCAGACACCTTCTCTAACACCCTTTCCACCGCCTTCACGGTTTACTACGGCGGTGCGAGGAACAATGATCCAAACGGCAACGAATGGACGGGCGACACCCTCAGCGCAATCCAGTTGCAACTGAAGGTGCAGGTTCCCCAAAGCCGACAGGTCGCTTTCCGCAGCCTCGGCCTCAATGTCCAATACAAGAGCCAGCCCGTCGTCCGTCAGGTTCACTTGACCCCAGCCGACAACCTTCGCCTTGACGAGAACCAGCACACAGCGGTTTCGTGGCTCTATACCGACCTCGACAAGGACCAGCAAGCCGGTTGGGAGGTGAAAATCTTTACGGATACCACCGTCACTCGTGAGGACTTCGATCCGACCACCTCTACGCCGTTTTGGAGTGCATCGGGAGCAGATGCAAGCAGCGAGGTTTCACTTGACGCTTCGCACGGCTACACCAGCGGTATGCGCTACTGGGCGTATGTCCGAGTTGCTAAAAAGTTCCGTGGCAGCCTTTGGTATAGCGAATGGCAGTCCAACCCGTTTGTTCCAAATGTGAAGCAGCCGCAGCCGCCGCTCGTCATGGTCTATGGCGACAACAACAACGCTGTGAACACCGTCACGATCCAATCCACCGACAACTTGCTGGCTCCCGACAACGGGGCGTTCACGAACTCGCTCGGAACATGGACGGCAACCCACAACGACTCCATCGCTGGAATGTTGAGTAGCATCGCTACGACTTCTAAGGTAGATGAAATACTTGGCGTAGTGACTTCCATCCCCGTCGGTGCGGTTGGCTACGTCACGACAAGGGGTGCGCTTTCGGGAACGGGCACTGGAACCTTCGTTGTGTCTGGCAATACCGGTGGAGGCGCTGATGCCCTTGGCTTCCCGATCACCGGACGGTTCTGGGTCACCATTGGGACTGAGCAAATCCTCGTCACAAACAAGGTGGACGGCAACAACTCCGGCGACACTTTCCAAATCGTCACCCGTGGCTACAACGGCACCACTCCGGCTTCTCACAACGCCGGTTCCACCGTGACTTTTGGTTTGCAGCAGCCGGTTTACACCGGTAGCAACCTCGAACTGTCCTACACGGAGAAAATCGTCAAGAACTGGACGACGACCAATACCAGTGTTCGATGGGTCGGCGGGTCGGCGGGCGTGACCCGGACAAACACGACTGCTTCATTTCACATCGTCGGCGGCTCAGGCAAGACCGCAATCATCGTGGACTCCCCCGGCATCACTCGCAACGGTTGGGACGGGCAACAAGTCACCCTTCAGTTCCCGAACGTTCTATATGTTGATGCGGTCCTTTTCGGGCTAAGCAGCCAACCAACCGTTAGCCAAACCGCAGTAATCCGCAGTGTGACCCAAATCATGACGCAGAACCCACCTCCGGTGGGGATCGCTATGACGATTTTGAGCGACTTCATTACCAAGGGTTCCTACACCGTTCGAGCGGAAGTCCCGCAGCAGAGCATCCTCGGTGTCCCCGTTTGCCATAACGGAACTATAACCACTAAGACCGTCATGCTCAACGCAGGCGAGCGTGTGTATATCGAAATGCCTGCGGCAAGGGCATGGACGACAAAGGGCTTCGTTACACAACCAGCGATGACCGCAAGTGGCATCATCACGCAGCCCTTCTACTTTGGCAGCACAACGATCCACATGACGGTCCTTTTGCCGTCACGGAGCGGTATCTTGCCTGCTCTGAGCCGCATTTACTACGACTACTCAGAGAAGCCAACCGCTCAAAAGCGCATTGTCTTTGATCGCACCATCGGGGCTAAGGGTTCACCATTGGACGGCGGAACAATCTTGTTCCAAACGACACAGACATTCGGGGCGGTTTCAGCAACCAAGGTTGTGACCAACACGCCGGTCAAGCACTCCACGGTGTCCTATGTTCCTCATGCTCAGACCTGCGTGGTGGACTACTACACCCAACCCATCACTGCCACCGGAACGGCAGGGGTTTGGAACGGATCAACCTTCGCCACCCTCTCTGCCACGCTGAGCGGCCTCTCCTTCACCGGGAACATCACCTCCGGCAGTTCGGGGGTCACGGGTGTTTCGAGCACGGCGGGGCTTGCCGTCGGACAGCAGATTTTCGGGTTCGGCGTTCTGCCCAACACTTACATCTCGGCAGTCGGAACCGGCACGATTTCACTGTCCACCACCGCCACGACCTCTGCTACGGCGAACATCATGGCTTCCAACCCCACTTTCAACGCCTTCCAGTTCGCCTCGATCCCCGGAAGCGTTGCCGTCGGCAGCACCATTGTCGCTCCGGGGCTTCCAAATGGTTCTGTGGTGGCTGGCATCACGGGCACAGTCGTCACCTTCACGAGCAACATCACCGATGGCTACAGCCAAGGAGCCGGATCGGTCAGTTTCAGCGACATTGACCAGACCACCGGTGTTCCAAAGAACCCGTTGATTACCCAAACGGTGAGTTTCATCACCTCGTCGCAAACGGTTATTCCAGCAGGTTCGACGACCATTCCTGTCCGTGGCTTCAAGCCGAGCGGGACATTCCCCGCCTACAGCGCAGTTCGCATCAACTATCCCGCTCTGTATGGCGATTATGCGATGGCGGTCACCGCAACTACCGGTGGAACGGCTGCTTACGCTGAGGTCACCACCCACACGGCAGGACAGTTGCTCAGCGATATCCAAAAGGGTGTGTTCAACCCGGCGGCGGTTCCGGTCAAGGCAGGACAAACCTATGCCCTCTCGGCATGGACGCAGGTGATCTCCTCTACTGCGGTTCCTACCTTTGCTCTGTATGTGGACTGGTATGCCTCGAACGGCACGCTGCTTTCCACCTCAGATGGAACGGCGTTCCTGACGAAAAACGGCAACACGACCACTTCCTCGGTGCAACCTTCCGTCAACGCAGTTGGCAGTAGCCACGGACAGGGTTGGAGGCCGAACGCCATCGTCGCTGTCGCCCCGGCGAACGCCTACTACGCCATTCCTCGTATCAGGTGGAATAACGTCACTACGGGTGGCGTGTATGGCCTCTCCGGCATCATGTTCAAGGCGGTGGCAAGTCAAGCCCTCGACCTCAACGGAACGGCGCAGACGAGCAACATCGGCGGCTCGACTTCGCTTCCTGTCCTCGGCTCAACGGTTGACCCAACCAACGGAACCGTTGCTTCTGCGATCAACATTCCGACCACCACTCCGGTCAGTGGCTACAACACTCTGTTCGTCTTTGACCCCGCCAACGACAACAACTCTCGTGAAATGATCCAAGGCGGCTCGGACTCCTTCATCAAGACCAGCCTGACGGCAACTGCAAATGCCGGTGATACCACGATTACCGTTGGCAAGACCCTTGGCATGGGCGTTGGAGCGTTGCTCTACCTGAACATCGGTGGATCGCTCTACGAAACTGTGACCATTGACCCGGCGTGGGACGGCAGCAAGACCGTCACGATTTCAGCACCCCTCACCTACACGCACGGGGTAAACAGTTCGGTCACCGGTTATGCCGCAGGACTTTCGACCGGAGTGGCAAAGGTGCAGCCAAAGGGCGGCCTTGTCGCAGCCCTCAACTGGTCATACGACGGGTATGTGAACCAAACCATCGACACCTACGCCTACAACGTCCAAAAGTCGGTTGATGGCGGGACATCTTGGTACACGCTCCGCAACGGCGGTTATGTAGTTGCAACGGGAACGGGATTTGCCACGATCACCGACTACGAGGCAGTCCCCGGACAGGCGACGCTCTACCGTGCGCTCCCATCGGTGCTGAAAAACGGTGGCAAGACGGCAGTTGCCGGTCCGGTTTCAGCAGGTTCGTCACCCACAACTCCGATGACCAGCCAGACATGGTGGATCGCCGACAGTTCTAACCCGACCCGTCGCTACCCGATCAACGTGCAGAATGGCTACACCGAGACGCAAAAGCACCCCTCTGGTGTGTTCTACCCACTCGGTTCTAGCCGCCCGTATGTCGTCTCTGGTGTCGTGCAGGGTCGAGATGGCGATATCAAGGTGATTTGGACTGACCTCGCCAACTGGGACAACTTCCTGAACCTGCTCAACTCAGGGAACATCTTGATCCTGACCAACCCGGTCGAGGCGACACGCTCCTACATCTTCATCAACCAAGATGTGCAATACACCCACAACGCCGCCGCAAGCCCCTATCGTGAGGTGGAAATCCAATACGTCGAGGCCGCACCTCCGGGCTTTGGCTATTCCTACGGGAGTTAGTCGTGTATCCAGCAAGTCAAAAGTTCTTTGAGGCGGTCAAGGGATCGCACCGAGCCATGATTATCGTCAAGGCGTTGTCCACTGACGGCACTTGGTATAACCTGCCCGTCGTTTCGGGGTCGGTCAAGATTGACCAAACTAGCCAAGATGTTCGGCGCACCGTAGAACTCACCCTTGACGACGAGCGGTATGTTCCGGTGAAATCCACAGACCCGCTCAGCATCTACGGCAACCACCTTTACATCTACCGAGGCGTGGTGTGGGATTTGACCAAAGTGGGAACAGGGGTTATTGACGCTCGCCCGCCGCTGACGGGTGATCTGTTGCAGCCAAAAAGCGGGGCATACGAACTCGTCCCTTGCGGCGTGTTCCGCATCACTGATACGACTGTGGAGGAAGATGAGGACGGGAAAATCACGATCACCGTCAACGGCTCCGACCTCGCCCTGAACATCAAACTGAACGCTTGGACGGCCCCGACAACGGTTTGGACTTCGCCCTATACCCCGCCGGTCGTGAACACCAACCAAGCCGGTTTCACCCCCTACACGCAGCACGAAACCACCTACGTCGCTCAGACCTTCCTCGAAGCCATCAAGTTGCTTATCAAAGACCGGTGGCCTCCATACTGCTATAGCGTGTTCGGACCGCCTGAGTTTGAGGTGACGGGTGTTGTGGACGCAAAACTGACCCAACCTGTCGTCATGGGTTCGGTAAGTTTTTCACCATCGGGAGCCGGTTCGCCGTGGAACGACATTTCCAGCCTCGCCGCCGGTGTGAATGGGCAGTTATACATTGACGCTGTTGGACGCTTCACCGTGGCGCAACTCCCTGACCCGTCAACCATTGAGCCGGTATGGGATTACATGGACGGGGAGGGCGGGCTACTGACCAAAGTGACCCGCAAGATCGACAGTTCCAAAGCCGTGAACTACGTCATCG